TTATTTTTCGGTAGAAGGATTCTCCTCTTTGTTTGTATTGTTTTTTCTCATCATCTGTTCTTTTTTCTTCAGATACATGATACGAGTATCCTGTGGATAATAATAATCCATCAGATCCAAATGAGATGCACCATGGCTTACACCATGATAATAACCGGATGGTTTTATATGAAGAAGATCGCTGTTTACACCTTGACGAAATTCTTCACGTTCGTCATCCACCTGTTCTTCTTCTTCATTAACTGAATCCAATCCGAGTATTTCTCCAATTTTGGCACGTAATTTGTTCAACTTGCTAAACTGTGAAAGTTCTTCATTATGATGAAACTCCAGAGAGTCGGCCCAAACTGCGATAAGTTTGATCACACCGGCTACAACAAACCCGATAATGAAGGTCAACGCCATCATTTCCAGGGTAGAAAGTAATAGACTTAACATAATTATTTAATTTAATATCTGATATAATGTACTCCAAAGAGCACACGAATTAATCATTGTTTACAATTCCGCGTAAACAATAAAGAAACAATGATAAATAGTAAACTAAATAATGATTTTTCGTAATACGTAGATCCAATGACCAGATCGCATACGAAGAGACGAGAAGTTTATAGATTGGGTTATTAAATAGGTTTCAGAGATTTTATTCAGAATATTTTGTTCTTTCTGTAAAGACAACTCTAAAAGCCGGGTAGTTACTTTAAATGGACGCTCACATCTGGTAGATATAACTAAAGAACGTGTAGTGAGACAAAAAACAGTATTATGGGTTTGATTCAAATCATAATTTCTCAATTCATCCTGTAATGGATGCTTTATATTATTGCAGATATAAGTAGTTTCTTTTGGAGATAAAATATCTTCATCTTCAATCTTTACCTGCATATTCAGTAACAACAGGAAGAGAAACGATAATATCAACACTGTTTTTTTCATCAAGATGCGAAGATAGAATAGTTATTTAACATACAACACTCTTTAGATAATAAATGTTGAAAAAATTTGCATCGGCTGGAGAATTTGGGAAAGAATAGGCAAGGATAAAGAGTTTACAAAAGTCTATTAAACATAATCGTAATTATAAATAATAGGATCATAAAGATATCGAAGGCATTTCTAGGCAATAAAAAATCCGTATATAACTTCACAGTTACATACGGACCAAACAAATAACAAACTCTTTTTTTATACTACCGCTATATTTTTATTTAATAATCTATTAAACAGCTAATTATATTTATAGATTAAAATACTCTGTAAAGTATTTGTAAAGTAACGTAGTAAAAAAAAGAACATCCCTCAAAAATTTCACAATTGAAACCAAATATCCTTTAGCCTTTAAGCAAATGAGTCTGATTTTCGTTGTTTAAATCATGAAAAAGACTTGGAGATATTCAGTAAGGACATACCTAAATTAAACCATCTATTGACATAGTAGTAATATATTTAGTGTTTGGAAAGCAGACATGACAGTAGACTAGTGACTTATTAATTAAAATGAATTAGTTTCGACTTAATCTGACAGTAAGGGATAAAACAGAGTATTTTTGTAATGCTAAAAACAAAATACGTTTCATCCCAAAAACTGCAACCCGTTAGAAATAGTCTGACTGACTGGAATGGTCAAGGGGGACAAAATCCCCCTGCTATCCCAATGACGATTCCAAGAAATTATGTCTTAGAAAACCCATATTAAATACTACGGTAAAATCCCAAATTGTCAGATCAAGTCTGAACTATTACAATTAAAATATGAGGAAAAAGTCATCTTATCAACAACTTGGGTTTTCGCTTTAATATTGTATAGACACCCCTTTTCATCAGGAAAATAAAGAAAGCCAATTTGTTTATATTTAACTTTAAAACATCTTTGCCCGTTTAATGTATATGGTCCTTTTACCTTTACATTATCCTTTTGAAATCTAACTAATTTAGACAATCCTTTAGAAAACAAAATGGTCTGTGGGCTAGAGTTTATCACAGGATCATGAGTTAAATAATATCCATCATAATTGTCTTTTAGCAGTTTATCCATCTCCCTACCGGCATGTGCCGTTTGCGATCCAAGAGACCGATCATTCAAATATTTATAAATGGGTTCATTGGGTGAGTCATTGGAATTTTGTGGTAATACATTTTCTATTAAAATCCGATCAAGTGATGCAATATTTGCAACACGTCTAATTTCCTCATATTCAGCCCTAAATGAATTATATAACAAATGCTCAAGTGCCATTCTCCAAGTATCCCAATGTGCTAATGTTAGATTTTCTTTTAAGAAATACGAATACACAGGAAAACTTCCATTTTTTTTAAAATTTCTAAGAGTAGCCAAAATGCTGATAAACGGATCTTCTATACCAAACCAAGCAGGACTATCTGGAGTGTTTTTTATTCCAGAACTAGGATTATCCTTTTGGGATAAAAATTCTGGGGCTATAGATCCATGAGTTAATGACGAAAACAAAGGAGTTATTTTCTCTGGCTCCCTTTTTTGTATAATTCTATTATAACTTTTCGTGGAATACATATGATTACTCTGTATTTCTTTCAATTGTTTTATATATTGAGAATTATTACTTATTTTTATCTGGTGCTCTTTTTCCCTTTTTATAATTTTCTGAATAATCTTAAGTTGATTATCAACTTTTTGAGTCATACATCTATTATCCACAAATCCTTTCAACTGCCTACTTCCAGTATCACCATTAGTAATCGCTCTACTTAAGTGATTTCTTTGTTCCCTACTATATTCTGCCATACCTCATACATTTAAATAGTTAGACCTCGGAGTTCTTCCTCTCCTTCGTATATAGAAAAATCATAATCTAAACTCGCATAAAATTCTGCTGTTGCCATATTTTATATTATTTATACAAATAAACTGCTTATTACGATCACTTACTTAGTAAGAGACATGTTCTTAAACAGAAAGTTCAAATCTTCCCAAATCTGAACTGATTAAATAGCAAAGCCGCCCTACCCTCACAAGTAAGACGGCCACACCAGTATTAATATCAAACAAAAGCTATCTCTTGCGCTTAATGAGCCAGATCATCAAAACAAGCAACGCCCCTACTCCGATCCACATTAACGTCTCTTGATACCATCGAAGCCTGTTTACCTCGACAATCTTATCAACCGGATACGGTACTCGGACCGTGTCTTGTATAAAGATGGAGTCCCGAAAGAACCGATCTTTGTAAAGTATCTTATACTTTTCAAGCCATACCGTGTCCCCTTTGATGGCAAAGTAAACCGAGTCGTACCGGTAGACCGAATCGCGCAGATAACGATCCTGGTATTCGACACGTACAGACTCTACCGGAACATAGACCATTTTCGTACAGCCTACCAGCCAAAAGGTAATACATATATATAATAAGACTCTCATAGTAGATTCCACCCCGCGATTACATTCGACATATCGGCCTCTCGTCCGTTCTCGACCTTACTCATCCCGGCAACGATCCGGATCATTTGTTCCCGATCAAAGTTCAGGGGATCATCCGGACCGATCCCGGCATAGCTACAAACTAGCGAAACATAAGCACTCGTATTGTTTTCGTTTTCCGGTGCCCACCGGGTAATCATTTTGCGGATAGTGGTTAAACTATATTTCCGGTAATAGTTCGACAGGATTTTAAACACTGCCCGGTAACCGTGAGCCATCGTCTTAAATTGTTTAAACTCTTTGTCCTTACTGGGGGTTACTTCGCCCTGGAATACGTCACTGTTTCTTCTAATGTTACCGGGGTTGTTATTTCTTAGCCCCCGAGGTAATTCTTGTTTTCTCATTCTTTTTCCTCCTTATTTAATGCCGATCCCCTCGGCGGTATCCTTTTTTGACAATCATATACATCACATTTGTTATATGTGGCCTCCTTCAATTCTAGTTCAAGAGCGTGCTTGTCATATATCAATTGTAATTTTTCATTTTGAGCCTCACGTAATTCGACGTACAAGGCATCTATCTTTGTATCACGCTGAGCGATACGATCCTCTAACCAGGTAACCTGGTTCTTTTCGTTGTCAATCTCTAACGCATCTGCGGCCGCATCCTCCTTACGAGCATCAGTCTTACGGTTCACCCACGCTCGAAGCCCCCACTTGGCCCCCTCGACCCCTCCCATCGCTCCTATTATTGTCAGGATTGTCTCCAACTCAATGTGCATGCCCTACTTTATAAAGATTGTTACATAAGTAGCTCCTAAAGCCGCGATCTCGGCCCAAAACATAGGCTTAGACTCAATAAAGTAAATACGCCCCCGAAAGAAGTCCGAGTACCTAAACATACCGTATAAGATGTATCCAATAAAACTAATCCACACCGGCAGGAGCACCCACCAGCACGTAAGACCAACCCAAATCTGCGAAAAGATCACACAGACTGCCGCTGATCCGTAGTGTACTGATCCGGTCAACGGTAGTTTGAACTGAGGTGCTGCACCGACAAATATCAAACCTGCACACGCCAAAAAGGCTGTGAACTGGTAGCTTTCAGGAGTTAGTTCCAACAATGCCGGAAGAAGCAACCCACCTACGGATACACACATAGCCGAAAACAACCATCCGGCTCCCTTCTTACGGTTTTCCAGCTTATAATAGGTATCCGATATTGAGTAAGGGATACCGAAGTACTTGTATGTTCCGGTCAGGTAGGCCAGGAAGATAACTAACGAGATAATAATTAATGTCATCATATTTGTTTTTGTTTGTGACCTTGCGGCCAGTTAATAATTTGTTTCAGATTTTATGCGTTTTAAGTCATAATTATAATGGAGCAAATGGGCAAATATTTGCATTTTTATGGGCTTCTATCCATTCTAATATCTCCTTAATCTAAGTGTATAATTTATTTCATTTATATCCTGTAATATTTCCTTTTGCCCATTTTACTCCTCCAAGCTCTACAAAATCTTTAGTTGCGGGGTTACCATCCCATACGTAAGTATTAGATTTGACCGGTCGGATTGAATGGGCATTATTCCTACGATCAAACTCATATACTGCAATAGGATTATTCGGATTATCATCAAATTGGAATACAGGGGCATATATATTGTTGGGATCTCTCGCTAGAGATGAAGATCCGTATTTTCCACTACCAACACAATATTCCCCCTTTTCGTGATTTCTATAACCTGCACCTGGTAGGAAGATACCATTAGTCAAGTCATTGGTCGTTCCAACCCAAACACCTTTCACTCCATTTAGGTATCCCTTTGTTCGATCAACATATTGTAGAGCTTTCCATTGCTCTAACGTTGGTGTTACCCAATCCCCTTTTATTTGAGTACACACATCAAACTCTGGCTTACCCTGATTATTCACCGGACTATTTAAAGTCAATCCTGACGGCCAAGTTGTCGTAAATTCACCAACTTGTGCATTTAGGTCTGCAAAAGCAATGCTCTCGGCTTTAAATCCTCTTTGTGGCTGACACCACAAGAAAAGTAATCCAAAGTCTTCCGGTCTATTAGATATTTTGAAAAGTCCCTTTTTCCCCATCATCCTACGTCTTAACATTTTCGACCTCCTTTCTTTCGATCAGAGATCATAAAATACTTATATAGAGAGCATTTTACCCCTCTGTTAGGGTTTATTGACATTTTATTTAACATTATACAGATCCCCCAAGACTTAAATTTGTAATATTGGCTAATGCAAATTCTTCCTGATCTGGATAACCGACGGTATAATCATAAATATCAACCTCCTCGATTGTTAAAAGAGAGCTAACATTTGCTTTATGTGTTTCGGTAACAAGCGTACACCGGTCTGCGTAACGTTGTATCTTAGCTAGCATAATACGAGCGTCCTGTAAAGTAGATGTAGCGACAATACCAGCGATCACGAAAGTAATATGGGTTTCTCCTAATATTTCTGCCGCCTCAATACTATTTTTATAGTTAGCCCGAGTGTCAGGAATGAGCCAATCCGAAACCCCATTTACTCGAAAACTGTTGACAGCTCCAGAACGATCATATTCCTCTATTTGCCATATTTTTTCCTGTACTGCCTGTGCAAGCGTCCGGACAGGTTCCGGAGTCAACTGCATGTAATAGACTTCCTCGACCATAGCACTGGGATTGGCCTCTTTAAAAGCAATCTGATTATCTGTAAGCAATATCCAAGCACCTGCCTTGTAATCATCCCAGGTTGAGCCTATGTAATTACTTTCGGGATCTAGTAAAGCATCCAACTCTACGTAGATCGGTTTTGCATCTTTGTTTATGTATATCATAATATGACTGTTTACTCTTGTTCTAGTTTTGCGATATGCCAAACTCCAGCGATACAAGTCAGGTTAAACTCAACCCATTTATCCGCCTTGGTTGTGTACGATGATCCGCACATGCTTATATATGATCCGGATGTCGGTATCGTTATAGTCCTTGCGGATGCGGTATAAACATAAGCCGTTATAGTACGTCCATTATAAGTAGTTTCTGTACCAGACACGGAGAGTGACGCGTTAGCACTAAGAGTTACACAAATGACCTCGTAATTAACATTGAGACTAGCTACTGTCGTGGCAGTTGTATAGCTACGCAATCTGTCGATTTTTGTCTTATCCGTTGCCGACATTAATCCATTCGATCCAGTAGTTGCTAAATCATAAGACAGTTGGTTTGTCACAGACATTGCAGTATAAGTATTACCCGCAATACTCTTATTGATAATGAGATTTACATGTTCAGGCTTTTGAAGCAATGGATTAATGTACATGAGTTGTAAGGCTTTCGTCTCTGCATCAGCCATACCGCCATCTGCAACAAAAGGTATGGTCATCGTGATACCAGCCTCTTCTACATTAAATATACTGTATGCCATTTTACCACCTTTAATCTTTGAGTGGATATTATCAAAAGCAGTGTCTCCCCCAAAAGCTGTCTTTATTTGGTCGGAGGTGCTAGAGTTTGTCAATTCTAAAACTGCGAAAGGTATTTCAACAAAATCACTACCACCTACTTCCTTGTAGGTACCATCATCAGATTTAAATTTAGTACCATCACCTGTGTTTTTTAGTTCAGAGGCAAAAATATTTAGCAAAACTGATTTATCTGCTTTATATATTAAAAATTCCTGCTGCGCAAGTACCCCGTCGTTGATTCCATTTTTATTGTTTGATGTGGTCATGATCATCATTATTGCTATTCTATAATAATCAGGGGCGGCGACAAGAAGCATGGAGCCAATAGAACCATCCAAATAAATATTTGTCACATGATTATTATATGCATCTTCCACCTGCGCTAAAAATTCATCAGTAACAGTAGTTACAGGGTTGCCTTCGGCGTCAAGTAAAGGTGATAAATCAAGATATTGAGCTCCCCCTCCCAGATCACTCAACTTTTTTCCGGCAAGAGTCAGCTCGTTATCAGCATCGACAGCGAACGCCTCCTTACCTTCAAATAGCAGCTTGCCGGCATCGGTATATTCAAGACTTTTTTCTCTTGCATGATTGTATATATACATTCCCATTCCTTCAGTATATCCAAAGGTGCCTTTAAACGGAAAGGCTATTGCAGGATCGGCTTTATCTATGTATATATTTGCATCACCGGCTTTCTTGACATACTCATCAGGGCTCACCTTTTCCAGTTTTTGAAACTGGTCGGCAGACATGAGACCAGAGGTGTCGGCGGTGGCGTTACCCGGCTTATTAAGTATAGCCCCCTTTCCTTCTGTTGCGTCCCAGTCGGGTTGCACCTGTTCGGGGATTTCCGGTGCTTCATACTCGACAAAAGAGCCGGCGGTACTGTCGTCCGCATCAGGGACAAACAGATACTTTTTACCAATGACAAGACCGGTACCGTCAGCTGACACATTGCCAGAACCGGCACCGGGTGGACCTTGTTGACCTCTAGGGATGGAAAAGTTAAGAATGTACTTAGGGTTACCCTCCGGGGTCGTGCCATTTTCTACAACTTCCACAGATGCTGATCCGTTCGGTTCAACAGTTGTTGTTGTCCCTTGCTCGAAGATAGCTGGCTGACCATCTTTGCCGGCCGGAAGAGTTAGGTTTAATATATATTTCGGATTTCCACTAGCATCAACGCCATTCTCGGAGAAACTACCGGAAGGAATATTTCCAGATTGGGCGTTGACAGACTCGAGAATAGGCGTCTTACCATCCTGCACATTATCCGCTGCATCCTGAGCGTTACCGGCAGCCGTGTTAGCAGCCTCAATCGCAGCATTCGCATTTTGGGAGATTTGAACCATTTCCTGACGCATTTCGGCAGCAGCGTCCGTAGCAGGTTTTTGCAGAGCGAGTATGTCGGCCTCGGTCAAATCGGCAAACTTCAACTTCATTTCCTCTTTCTGTTCCGGAGTCAGCTTGTCGTAAGTCAAAGCCAAATCAACCAGCTGTTCCGGTGTAAAATCGGCAAACGTAAACGGATCACCTTTAGCGCCTTTGATAAAAGCGAAGAAATCTGACAATGTTTTACCCGCATTTCCCGGCTCATTAACCCATACCTGATAGGCAGAGTCCCCCTTTAGCAGAGAGACAGCAAGACGAACTAAAGTCGCCGCGCTGCCTGGGCTATACTTCAGCAAAGGAGCAAGGTACATTGATGATAAATCAGTTCCACCATCCGGCAGCCCGGAAAGGGATTGACCTTTACCCATCACATAATTATATACTTGATCTAGTTCGTCTTGTGTCAGTGCCATATTATTCTGTTACAGTTATGTTAATCTTTGATGATGTGTCAGTCACTTCTTTTAGATCAGATGACACCTGGGCATAGATTGCATTGCGCTCTTCGTCAGTGACTGGAGAATAGACCTCAAATGTAAAGGTGCTACCCTGTGTACGCTTGCTACCACCGGCTATACTCTGATCATTGCGAAAAATCGTATACTGTATAACTGAAGGTGCGCAACCTGCTTGATTGGTTGAATTGTACTCATACCTGAAACCTCCTACCTCATTGGTAAAAACGGTGGTGATTGTTGATGTCCCTTGTTTCATATCAATTTGTCATATCTAAAATTAAACCTGCTAACCCGATACCAATACCCTTATTGTTAACCAGGGTTGTTGTTGCCGATTGAATGGCTGTGAGCTCCTTTGTCGTGTACGCCTGTGGCTTCTCGGAAGCCATTTTCTTTTGAATCTCTAAACGAAGGAGGATACCTTCAATATCCAAAGGCTTACCTTCCGGGATCGAGTGAGGATGATTCAGGATGTTCACTATTTCCTGATTCAATTTTAACGGCTTGTCATTGCGGTCTTTAACCAGTTCGCCGAATACGTCTTTTACTTCAATGTTGAAATTGATTGCTTCTTTTTTCATACTTCTTTATTTTTATGATGTTATTTAACTCTTAAATATCCACTACTATCTTTATATAAGGCTCCAGAAGAAACTTCATTAATACTTGGCCAAAGACTACTAATAGTGTATTTGCCTCTTACCGTTTCATATATACTGAAATCTCCTTGTGTACTATAGGAAGATTTTGATATTTTCCCAAATCTTAAATCAGAAGAAGACAATAGTAAAACATTCCCATTGGTTGACGTAAAATCATCCATATTATGCATTTCTATACCTTGCATCCCCTTACCTCCGATATTACTAGTGATAGAAACTCTAATATTATCGTTATTATATAATCCCATTTGAGTTCCTGTTATTTTACACAAAGCCCCATTCGAGAATGTTTTCAATGAACCTAATATCTGTACATTGCCTGCAACATCCCACATTATATTTTTGCTGGCTACCCAACCAGATCCGTCATGATTGAGTTTTATTTTTGCATTTAACTGATTGCCCCATGTACTGCCACACCAAAATGCCGCCGCAGACGTGTCGGGCGATATACCGGACACACAGGTAAAGTTATTTTGCCCCCCGGTGCCCATTTCAATACGCCGGTTCAAACGCATACTATTCGAGTCGAAGCCGTAGAATGCACCGGTGATAAATTTTGTGGCGTTAACGTCCGTCTTTAGATTATCTATTGAAAAAGAAAAACCTTCTGCGGTCTGATCAAAAGTTGATTTACTAACCAAATTTTTTACAGAGCTTTCAATCTGGCTGCTTGTCCATTTCTGAGTTGCATATTCAGACATATCAATGTTACCAACTGCATTCCTTATTTGATTGCTCGTCCATGATGTTGTTGCATACTGGCCTAGATTTAGATCACGCACAGCCGCATTTATAGCCGTCGATGTTTGAGATAGGGTTGAGTAGTTTGTCAATTTTCCATCAACGATTGTACCGACTTCGGTATTGACCATATTATAAGCCCAGGTCTGTGTAGCATAATCTTTCTTGACAACCCGGTTAAACTCGTCGTACTCTTCTCTGAAAGAGTTCATGACCGCCTTTTCTGCGTAGAACGTCAGTTTCGTATCGTAATAGACTTTTACCTCATTGATTGCATTAGCCAGCTTGTCATCAACAAAAGAGATATCCGATATATTGACAACTCCGTTTACTTTGATCGTAAAGTCGCCGGTACCATCCCAATCGCCTACAATCTCACCTTTTTGGTATGTCGCGTTATCCGATAGATTTACTTTGATGTTTAGCTGTGATCCGGGTACACCTATCTCCAATGATCCAAATGGCAAAAGAGAGCGGTAAGTAAAACGCAGGGAGTACTTGCCTGGAGTTTTTGTCGTAAATAAAGCGTTACGCTGTATCACCGTAGCATCAGAGACTTGCAGCACCGGACGGTTAATTACTTCGTCTGTTACTACCAAAGCTCCGGAAACGAAGTTTATAAAAGGCTTGTAGTTCGACTGAAGCAGGTTATTATTGATAACCCAAGGATAATATACGTTCGTTACCTCCCAACTACTAATCCCGTCCTGAAACGCAGGGTTTACAAGTACATTACCCTGAGACACCTGTAACTCATAACGAACTTCATCGAGGCCCATCTTGATAGAGTCTTTCAATACTTCAAATGTACGGGATACAGATTCACCGGTTGAACGCAAGATCAGTTCACCGGTTCCGTAGAAATTGCAGGTGTATAAGCCGAAATTATTATGGGCTCCGTACAACTCCGGAAACAATGGATCATTGATACCATCCAAGCGACCGCTACGAACTTTGATCGTTCCGACGGTAGCGTTCCAGTCTCCGAATCTCACATCCGAGTAAGGCGCGTACGAATCAGATGCAGACAGATATAACAGCCCTTTTCGATCATTATTCGTCAGGTTACTCCATCTGACAAGAACATCACCCGGCGCCGGCGTTGTCGTTCCATCCAATAGCGTTTTTGACAGCTCAAACCACTTTTCATCAATGTTTGTGACACGGGCCATGTAGTAGCGACCGGATAACTTTTCCCATGTCTGGCACTTTACCACATCATCTATTCTCATGTTCATATACATCTCACCATCGTAGTCATTGATATGACAACGCCACACTGATCCCATGTCTTCAACCCGGTCGATCTTGTTGGTCGTTGATACGGCAAGATCACCATTAGTCCCATAAATACGGAACACGTCAAGAGCATACGCCCTCAGTTCCTTTCGGACAGATATATAATCTGTTTCCAGGCGGTGATTAACCATATCCCACTGTGAGCCGTAACCAGTCCAGCCAGAAGCGTAATAAGGTGACCCGATAACATTATTGCTCAATATCGGGCCCCGAACGTTTAGACTGGTGTACCAGGCACTACCGGTTTCAGATACATACCAGCCGGTAGGGTTCTCGACCTCCCAACCTATATTGTATTCTGCTGACCTGACAGGAGCTTGTGTCATCCATCCGGCTTCCCATTCATAAAAACCGTACCCAGTATCGTTCATGTCTTTACGTAGATACCGGTTGTCAAGTTCTTCTAAAAAATCTTCTAGCTCTTCATCTATGCGAATATCGGTACTGTAGGCCGAGTAAAGATTTTTGTCAGTAGGTAAGATTAGACCTAGCTGGGTTGATTCAATTATTTCAAGAGACGAAAGGCGTTCTAAGTCTTTTGCGGCACCCGCAGTAAGATGGATATCCTTTGCACTGTCGGAATATTTATCTGCAGTACTGGTAACACCGGTCAACTGGCTGTGATCCGTAACAGAGCCAGGAGTACCCCCTCCAGAAGACACACCACCTCCGGACGAAGTAACAACTCCACCGGCAACGGCATCTAACTCCCGCCCAGTTCGAGGCAGGGACGTTTTTCTTAAACCTCTATGTGTTATACTACTCATATGGTATATCACTTAATTTATCGACATCGGCTGAAAATTCGACAGCCTTGATCGTTGTCTTTGCCCCGCTAAAATCCAACGTTGCACCGGTTATATACATACCGTCAGATTGTAATACATTTTTATATGTCACATATCTGAGAGCCGGATTGTCAGTCATCTTTATATCTATGGAAATAGCCTTATTTTTGGTGGTAAAATTTGAATGGATTGTGCACATAAGTAGCCGTTCAAGTATGTTGGTTTGGCCGGCACGAGTGTACGCAGTCTGATATTCATAATGATCGTCAACCTTTCTCAATATATTAGCTTTTCCAACTGGCAATTTATCTTCATTAGCAGATATACATTTGAGTGTTACTTCCTCATAATCTGCTTTTACTTTTTTATTGATATAACTATTAAATTCATAATCGTCTGTTGAAATTCCTTTTCCGTCAGCATCTTCAAATGTAAGGCTAACTTTATCTATCAATAAATCCTTGACATCTTTAAATATATTAGGCAAGTCTGAATTTTCGTCTATTTTAGCATAATCAATTATTACTTTAATACATCCACTTTTTGGGGGAAGAGGTATTTTCCTTCCGGCCTGAAAGTCTTTCTCCCGATCAATAATTGTATTTGGTATCGTCATACCTGGCCAATATACGTTCGAGTTTGTTAACCATGTATTTAAGATTCGAGAATCTTTCCAATTTCCGCTATTCAGAAACACAAGAGTTGTATATTCAGGGTCTTTTCCCTGTTGAATATTCTTCCATTGAACCCCATTGTAATACATTAAATCCTGCCCATTAAACGTAAGTAGAACTTTACAGTATATAATCATACGTCTTGATGATTCAGGGGCATTTACTTTTTCATTACTATCTAAAGGATTGTTTTTAGTATTAACATAGGCATTACATTTAAGACACAAATAAATATCATTTCTCTGTGATGCCATATAAGCATTTACATTCTGAAAAACAAAATTGTTTTTTTCCGTTCCACCTGAATAAGTCAATTTTGCACCCAGTAAAGTGCTATTTGTTTCTTTACTTTTATAAAACACATACTCAGGAGCATTCCAGTCTGTACACTTTGAATAAAATCGCTTTATCAGAACATTACTCTCTGACTCAGATTTCAAATCTGATAAATTAGCTTCTTTCACAGAAACATCAACAACATCAGCTTGCCCATATAGCGAACATGTGATAGTTACATTATTTATCATTTCCTCAAAACTTAAGCTGGCATCTGTTGACATTGTTCCTATTTCCCCAATATCTCCTAGCAATACATTAACAGCCGTATCACCGATATAAGACAACGTATCAAAGTTGTAGCATTTCATCACTCCACCGGACTTAATTGTATTTAGGTCATAGATATAGACTGAGGCATCCCGTTGCACCATCATAAGCCCTAAGGGTTGCAATATTGACTCTACAACCTCACGACAGGACATAGGCTCTTTATCCTCGTCATAAAAATTAGCTGACTGGATATAAAGTGCATGTAAAGCAGTTTCTGTTGTATTCATCGCAACCCCTTCTGGAATAGTAGAACAACCTATATAGAGCTTTTGAAACGGTAATCCCAGCTTATTGAAGCATCGCTTTAGCTGTGTAAGGAAAGAGGCTATATCGTTATATGTTTTTTCGTTCTCGTCCCTAAATTTAAGCCGTTCCCAAATATTAAAATCGGCACCGGAAAACTCCACCGGATAAGGAGCATAATCCGTCAAATTCTCATTATAAAGCTCTGAATCAAGATAGCCAATCCAGTACAATTCTCCTGCCCGATAAAACTTGATCATATAGCCCTGCATATCATCAGTATGTAAATCTAGAAACTGAAAATTACTCTCACTAATCAATTTCAATGTTGCCTGGGAACCTTGTACCGGTTCCAACTTTTTCACTTCTAAATATTCAACCCTAAACGGCTCATTGGTTGCTTCAATCAACTTTGGTGTTGTAGATGGATTACACAGGATTTCAAAACGATTAGATACTTCGTCCAATCCTTTAAACTCATGAAAATACTTTACATTCATTATTTGCCCCTCCTTTGCTTTTTTGCGTATGTATCCAGCACTGCATATAAATTACTTCCTTCTCCAACAAGCCGACCGGTAATTTCCAAACGATTATCTTCAACTTGACTCCTTCCTAAATCTAGCAAATCAAACAATTTAGCCTGTTGACCAGTGTTCAATATCATTTCTCCACCATTGACATTAGCCGTCATACGATCACCAACAGTAAAATAAGGAATAGTTCCGCCTTCTGCATATGAACCCACAGATGATGATTTTTGTAAAGCTGATTTAGCTACCGAGGCTGCAATGATCAAAGCCCCACCAGCAGCTATAGCGGCATAGGGATTGGCAAATACTTTTTTCAAGGCCTCTGATGCTAAACCAGCGGCAACCAATGCAGCACCGAACTGTTTCAACATATCCATTAGCCCCATCAGCATATTACGCATCGCTTCGCCCGGATCACCCGATCCGATAGCTTCACCCAAAGACTCAAACCCAGACACTACACCGGACTGGATCAAGCTTTGTAATTCATTACTGATATCAATCATACCCTGATTCATATCAGTCATTTCTTCAAGATGCTTCTCTAAATCTTCTTTTTGTTTTGCATATAAGGACCGAAGACCGTCAGTTGTAGCTTCATTGTAGGCCAGAGTAACCGTTTGAATTTTTTTCTGATAATCTTCAATACTGCCTGTTGTATCAGACGTTTCCTCAGGTTCTTCAAATTTGGGAACTACAGGAACATACATCTTTGTAGCCACCTTTATTTTCAGATTCTCCAATTCTTCTTCTGACAAATTCAGTTTAACACTTCCTCCCTTTTCTTTTGCCAGTTCATTTATACGTTCTAGTTCATCTTGAATTTCCTTTTCCGTTAGAACCACTGGAATTGAAATAGGCTTTTGAAATGCTATTTCCTGAATTTTATCGGAAGTCCAGTATTGAATAGCACCTATATCTTGTTGTTCTTTTTTTCTTCTTTTCTTTTCTGTTTCTGATAGAACATCAGTAACTTTTGGTGTTGCATTCTCTGTATTTATATTTTCAGTAGCTTTTAATTCATCATTGAGATATTGAAGAGATTGTTTATATAATTCATTCTTTATTTCAATATTTCTGATGATTTCCTTTTGAACTTCTATCTGATCTTCCAGTTTATTTTTCTCAGAAACCTTAGCCGGAGATAAAAATGAATAAGGAGCTAATGTATGCATTGATTCATCTAGTCCCGATTTTGGCTGATATCGGCTTAATGCTCTTTGCATATTTTCCAGATTAATCATTTGGGTACGTAGTTGTTGACTGATTGTATCCTCCCCTCCTGGATTACGAAGTGAGAACTGCCTCATAGTTTCTTCAATAGCCTTCTTTCGATCACCCAAAACCATCCAGCCTTCAATTTCTTGACTCAAACTTTTTTTTCTATCGGCAACACCTTCTCGTATTAATTCATTCTGCTTTTGTGTTTCGCTTTTCATAGCTTCTGTCATTCGTCCCAAAACAGTCGCTAGAATATTGGCAGTATCTTTTAATACTCCGTTACTATTATTCAATGTTAGGACAAATCCTTCCCATGCTGAAGAAACGGCATTAATCGAACCAGCTAAATTATCATTATTGATCTTCTGCTGTTCAATAGCTGTGTTCGTTCCGGTTATGGCATCTACGTAGTTTTTATATTCATCTTTTGCCGATACCAAAGCCAATGCAGCCGTTACACTCTCCCGACCAAACATTTTTGTCATTTGGGTTGCATCATAATTCTTTGCGGCCAGATTCTCAATAGACTTCGAAAGACCGACTACTGACGGTTTTAAATTTTTATCTGAGCTTGATTCAAGAATAAGGAATATGTTACGTAGATTAGTACCGGCTTCGCTAGCTTCTGTTATCTTTGGTGCAATAGTTTCAATGACAGCAACCAGTTCATTGTATTTGATCCCTACAGTGCTGGCGGCCCCTCCGGACTTTTCTATAGCTTTGGTCAGATATGGGATATCAGCGGAACCGGCTTGTGATGCGGCTGCAAGAATATTAATATATTCCCCTGCTTTATTGGATGATTCCCCCATCTGATTCAACGATCCAGTAAGAGCTTTTGCCGCTTCAGGAACATCCATACCAGCCGCTTCTGCCAAAGTGATCGCTTGCTTTGTTACTTCAGCTAAAGCGTCTTTGTTTTTAAGTAATTCAGGCTTTTGACTGCCTATCAATTGAAAAGCTTCAACGACCTGACTCGCGGTTTGAGTAGATGTCGATCCTAGTTTTATAGCTTCATTCTTAAAAAAAGATTGCTCTTCTGCAGTAACACCGGTTAATGATCTTAACGAAGATAAAGATTTTTCAAACTGGATACTCTTCTGAGTAATATCCATAAATGCGAATGATATACCGGCCATTCCAGCAAACCCTCCTACGAAACTACGTACAGATGCACCCATAAGATCAACTCTCTTTTGGAAAGCTTTCATCTGGTTTTGACTGGCTTTAAGATTCCGATCAAAATTTTGATTCTGTAATAATAATCTGGTAACTAAATCTGTCGGCATATCATTTTGATTTAATAAATTGTTCAGCTTTTTTCTTTAACCTTTCAATATCTTCTGCACTGATGTAAGTATCTTTGGGTTCTGCTTTGTTGTTATTTTCGTCATCCCAGGGTAAACGAATTATGTCTGTTGGTTTTAAACTTTTAGTACTATTGGATTGTGCTAAAACATAACAGACCATTCGAGTTTGTTCCCAACTATCCCGGTGTTGGTATTTCAATGATTCAAGAATCGCATCAATTTCATAATATTCCATTTGATCCAACACATAACCCGGATTTAGTCCTGCATCAATGACCAAAAGGGTATATACTTGACGGACAGTTAATCTTTTTTTTTATCGTCCTCTAATTGCTTTTCTGATTCATCATGCAACAAACATTTTTGTTTTAATACATTCAAAAACCATTTCCGAAACTCAATGAAAATGCTTTGATCTTGGTCGCATAGTTCAATAAGTTCTTCAAATGTTAAACTGAAATTAGTATTGTTTGCAATCAAAATAGCATACAATAAAGTATACTCATTCAGCAACTTATCCGGAGAAAAAGATGTTCCGGTAATCTGTTCATATACAAACAAAGCTCTAACTGTATATTTCAAGAGATACTCTTGATTTCCTATCTTTATCATCTCATTATCAATTTAGTATTGTTGTATTAGATAGGGGGAATAATCCCCTATCCTTAACCGGCACTGGCTTTGCGTGGAACTAGTGGGCCACAGCCTTTAAATGTTGCTGAGTAAGTCGCATTATCTCCGTTTGGGGCATTAGCATTTAATGCAGTAATAAGAGCTTTTCCTTCATATCCACCTGGGCCAATAGTCCAACCTCCATCAGGCTTACCGGTATCACTATTCGCATTAGATGCTACTTCTAACGCAATATCCAATTTTTCACCGGCTACCATCGCAGCAAATAACGTATCAAATTCTTTCTCAACATAAAGGTTCTCAGTACCGGCTTCCCATTCCATACGCCCCGCTTCACTATCAGCCCATTTACCAGAGTCCTTGCTGGAAGATTCCATAGGCGACATCGAGATACTTAAAGTATGGCTAGTTGCCGCAGCTAAGTCTTTGTATGCAGACCCGTCTTTCTTAAAGATCATAAGGTCTTTTCCTTTTATTACACTCATATACTATTTATTTTAAAAAACTTATTTTCCTTATTTCCGATTCCATAGTAGTGCTCATTTCATTTTGCACCTGAGTAGATAAACCGTCACGGGCTTTTCCAAAGAATCCATATCCTTTTATTTTCCCTGAATATCCTTTTTTTCTGCCGGGAATGATTTGGGTTGTTCTTTTTCTGCCACGATATGAAGTTTTTTTTGATCTGTATCTTTCACCTGTCCCTATTTCCAGATAGCGAACTATCCCTCGATCCTTACTGCTATCACCTAGTTCTCCAAAAAGATGTACGGTCGAACTATTTCCACTTCTGTGTACTTTATACTTGATAGCTTTATTCATCCACCCACGAAACCTAAAACCAGAAGAACGCATTTCTTTGCGAGTCCCTCTCACAAGAGTTACACTCCCTTTTCGAAGAGCTTTCTTTTTAGCCTGCTTTATTTCTTTACCAGTTAGACGAAGTACTAGCTCATCAAAGTCAGAACTATCACAAGTGAAACCGCTATCCATGAGCAATTTTGAAATTCAAAGAGTGAACATAGCAATTTGTATAATCCTCCGATCCGGATTCTATTGTACATTGTTCAATAAAATCATTGCTTACTCCATTCAAAGTTGCTATGATCTTATCAACCAATTCACTTCCTTCTTCGTGGGTATCAGTATAGATATCGATCACATACATAGACCAATACCCCTCAAGCTTCGTCTTTGTATGAACGGCTTCAAACGATTCACACGCATAAATAGCCAGAGGTAGCTTTACATTTTCTTTAGCAATTACAGGAGATACATTTGCTTTTCCTCCACATGCTTCAAGTAATTTACCGGCAATAAATACATCCACTTTTTTCATTCCAAATTCATTTTAGAACATTCATACATTGCATACAATCCACGCCCGATCAAGGTTATTTTATCGATATCATACTGTACACTATTGTACTCTACTTTCCAATCAGTCGTAACAGCATAATAAGGAGCATTAAATTTCAGGTAGTTTCTTCCAGAAAAAGCATCATCAATACGTTCACTATTATCTTTACTTTCAATCATTTCAGAAAGAAATAACGCATCGGGTTTATATTCAACGATTGCTTCACCGGTAGCTGACTTAACAACTTCCGGTTTGAGTAATTGCATCTTATTTACCATTTTTCCTATATTTACTTTTTCTTGTCCCATCTGTAACCTGTTATTAATGATTCCACGATCGTAGGCAGGTTGGATACTCCATCTGTTGGATTTTCAAACAATCTCCCGGCCGTCAAGAGAATAGCCGCCTTTAATTTAAAGGGGATTACTCTGTCTGTGTAATCAGTAGAAAAATCAATGCCGGTGAACTCTTCCACCTTCTCTACAGCAGCAAGTAACATGATAATAAGATTGTTATCCAGTAGATCATGATGTATACGCATATGCTGTTTTAACTCTTCCAATGATACCGGGCTATTGTCTAAATCTGTCATTACTTACTTAGTATTTCAATAATTTCAACGGCTGTTTTCTCACCTATACCTTTTATATCGGTTAATACCTCCTTCGAAGCAAGAACCTGCTCTACAGTTAACAGACCTTCTTTAATAAGGGCCGCTCTGCTGGGTAGATCAACAGGTAAATCACTACTATCTTCACCAGGTTGTTCTGCCTGTTTCACAAAACCTTCATCAATCAGCGGCTTTGCTTTTTCTTCATCCATCTTAACGATGTCCCCGGCAAAGTATGCCAATCCTTGCCGGGACTTCAAGAACTCTACCCACATCATGCAATAATATCTTTAGCTGCAGCGAATGATTCAGGACGACGAATGAACACATCATGATATGCATTCATTGTGATTTCAATTGCACCTTCTTTCTTCAATGCGAAAGGATCGGATATGATATCCAGCCCACCCCATTGGCAAATAAGCAGATCATTAAAATTACCAAAGATGGCCGCACTTAGATTCTTTCCTGTACCTTTTTCTATATCTGAAGGTACAATATTAGACGCTAAAGCCTTATATCCATTCACCTCATTGTTTTCCCAGATATACCCAGAAACAGCCTGAGCTCTTAATGTTGTTTTTAGAGCACCACGAACCTTACTATTAGTCAGGTAAGCCAAAGAACCCAAATCTGCATTACGAATAGAAATTGCAGTTTCCAGATCAACCATTTTTTTAAAGGTAGCCTCTCCGCCGTTTTCACCCATTACTACAGAACCAATACCATCGGTATTCAAAAGGCCTTTAGGCTGCTTCACACCACTACCATTAATAGCTACTTCTTCCAACGCCTCAGCATGGGCAGCGAGAATATCGGAAACAATCATACTTTCAACATCCCATGAACTTTGATTAATAAGTTGCTTTGAAATAGGAACATTGACCGCTAAACGTTTCGGACTCAAATTTCTGGCACTGAAATTCTTTTTAGTATCCCCCACTTTATCATTCTCACCCTCCCAGCTTGTAGTAATAGATTTGCCGTCTACAACAGAGATATTACCAACCAAACCACCAATATACTGTGCTCCAGCAGAAGCCAGGACAAGGCGTTTTCGTAATTCGTCTTGATACTGCAATGTGGTTGCTATAGTGTACCCGCCATCAGCTTGAGTACCTGCAGTCATACCAGGGAAAGCACGGTTGTAGTTAAGTACACAAACCGGGATACCTATTCCCTCCAATTTGATACCGGACCGTTCTGTTTCTTCTTTTGCCAGTTGAGACATTTCTAACTCAACGCCTGTAAGTCCTGCATCAGATGCCATTTCACGTAGGAATTTAGCAAATGAGAACTTACGAGCAGCTTCTCTTACATCTTCAGATATCTGACTGGCAGCAAGGGCACGGTCTGCCGCTTCCTCCACGTTGATCTGATTCAATTCTTCAGTCAAGACTTCTACATCAGCTTGCATAGAGCGTAATTCTTCCTGCTTTTCTGCATTACCAACAAGAGCACGCATACCGATAAGTTTCTGACTCAGTTCACTTTGAACTTCTTTTCTTTTCCTTGCCATACTTATTATATATTAAAAATTACAAATAGCTTTATAACCATCAATCATTGATCGGATATATACATCATCTAAATCATGATCATTTCGGCTATCGTCAGAAATATCATGATCTTCAGTATCATCTTTGTCGTGATCTTCATTATCCGGACAGGAACGCACTTCTCCATAAGAGAAAAAAGCCTCTCCCTCTTCCAATTCTGCCGATGTTTCAGCCCCATAAGAACGTACTAGAGCATTTTTGTTCGATGGGATAGGTACAACCGATATTTCAACTAATTCGCGTTTTCCGATATAGTAGGTAGGATTTTCACCTTCCAAAGATTCTGATCCCTCCCCCCATTTACCATTTTCAAGAGGGAAATAACGAACCGAAACACCTTTATATGTTCCGGCCAAGAACTTTCTAAATACAATTTCTGCCAGTGGGTTAATATCTTTTTCCTCAAATTTAATTTCACCTACAAGCCGCTTTCCTTCAACCCATGCACGAGCGGAACCGATTGCCATATTGGGATCAGACGAATAAGCATTGTGATTAAATAAAGCGATCCCATTTTTATCAAAGCGATCTAATACCCAATCTGAAGCAGTAAATACAGTTCTATATGTATCTTTTGTTTCATCCGAAAAAACAAAAGGTATCGTTCTTGTTTTTTCTACATCTTTGCCAAACTTTCTGATATTACTCATTGTCCTTCTCCTTTTCTTCTGTTTCTTCCTTACCTGTTATATTTTGATTGGAGGGATACAGATATTCATCCAAACCATCCACTTTATTTCTGTTCTCCATTTCACGGACTTCATTACGATTTAACCAGCCATCAAGTATTGCATTATGATAAAACGCGGATCGTGATTTCATATCTCCCCGTAAAAAGCCATCTATGTTAAACTTCATTTCAACTTTACCAAGCTCCTTGTCAAAAAGGAGTTTATGTTCAAGCTCTACCTCGTAACGTTTAAGAGTAGCACGCATAGAATACTTGATAAACTGGATATCCTGATGTTCTATATTTGAAAATGTTGCCCGACTTAGTTCGGCCAACAAATGAGGAGGAACGTTGAATATACGAGCAATATCCTGTATAGCTAGTGTTCTCGTCAGGATCATTTGTGCAGCTTCCGGAGCGATACCTACAGCCTTGTATTTCCAACCACCATCTAAGAGGGCTGTTTCATGATTTGAATTACCATTAAACTTCTCCTGAAATATCTGAAAATCCTTTACTCCCATTGATTTATCATTTTCCAGAACAGCTTTGATATTACCACCCTTTTCAAAAAAGTCATTACCGAAAGCTGTAGCAGAAAGACCGGACTTTATCGCTGGTGAATTATATGTTATTGGATTAACGCCACGAATACCATCAATGGAAAGGGCAAAGAAATGTAGCATATCATCATCAGAATAAATTCCGTCATTTCCTTTCGACCCTGAAATACGAAACCATTTTTTCCCCTTAGACAATGTAACATAGACAAATGATGGGTGAATAGGTAGTAGCTCTACCGGAATGGCTGAACTACTACGCTTGATCAATACGTATGCATTTCCCCAGCCGTCCAAACATGAGTTAGTATATTCCCAAAACGAAAATACATTCATGTACCCGTTCGGACAATATTTGATAAGTTTATACAACGGGTGATTCAGGGCTTCAACTTTGCCTGATTCTATTTTTTCAGTTAAGGTTTTCGGGAGTGAGGCTACACATTCCGCTCTCAATCTCATAGCTGCAAACACGGCTGTAAATTTCATGGCCGTATTAAGTGGAATGTCTGGACCAATACCATTTATCATTGACATGGAATCAAAAGTCATACGGCCGTTGTCAACCTGTTCCGTATTCTGGTTTTCAGCTTCAGAAATAGAACGTTTAAACGGATTACTTAGCTTCAAATTAAAATTCAATTCCATCCTTTGTATTTTTCTACAAAGTACCTAAGTTCTGAAATAGTGTGCAATAATACACACATACACACATACATACAAATACATAAACAAACGTTAATTACAAAAACCAATAAAGCGTATAAATTCAGGAATACTGAAAATACACGCTTATTTTATTTTGTTTTATTTAACCTTTACTACCGTATTATTTAACAACTAAAACCCTTTAATAATTATCTGTTTAAACGTTACATATTCACCGTAAAGAAACCTTGATACGTATATGTATCTTCATCATCGCTAGACATATAAGTCCCATAAGCATTTGCCATCGACACAACACCGTCAATCTTTTCAATACTACGCTTCTTATCAAGCTTTATATTATCGTTGGCATCACGGTAAACCACCACATTACGAAACATCCATCTGATCACTGGATTTCCCATCAAATCAATAACTCCTGCTGTCACATCTGCTTCGACTTTCTTTGTTGGCTCCGACATGTTTTGCATACCCTGGCTAAACTCATCTAGTATCTCATCAAATCCTGCTTTTTGCAATCCCTGAATAGTTCCGTGGTAGGCTTTAGCTGGGTCAAAAGCAACTCTCTTTACATCGTACCGGGTAAATATATTTGATAAATCAGCTACCATAAAATCAATATCAATAACATCACCAGGAGTAACATTGATCCATCCTTCATTGTGCCACGTCCGGTAATCTACGCGGTCCTCTTTTTGTAAGACTTTACCATCAGGTATCCAAAAGAAAAACTTAAAAGCCTGTTGATTGGGAAAATATAAAGCAAGCGAATTTATATCCACATGAGACGCCAAGTCAAGACCTCCATAACATTCTTCCCCTTCCAGATCATCATCTGTCACACCATGATCACAGGCCAGTACTTTTTCATCCTGTATCCATACGTCCGGAGCGTCCACCCACATGTTCAGGTTCTTGGTTTTGAAATTAACTTCCTTGGTGCCACCTTTATTCTTTGCACTGATGAACTCATTTTGCATATAATGTTCATAAACGGATACGCCATAATTCGGGTTTGCTTTTTGCCAGGTAACCAAATCATCCCATTCATCACCCTTGTCAGGACAATATATAATAGCAAATGTATTTTCTTGCTTTTTGACTCCTTTCAAAATATCGACATAGAAGCAACGCATTGAATAATACGGCAGTGACATATTACTCCCTGCTGTTGTTATTGAAAAAACTAATGGTTGACGCCTTGCTCCCATACCGGTAGTAATCAGGTGATACAGATCGTCACTCGGCCAAGCGTGCATTTCATCACATATCGCGCAATGCGGCGACAATCCATCTTTATTTTTCGTTTCTTTAGAAAGAGGTTTATAACTGGAGGCTGTCCGTTCGTAAACGATCGAAGTTTTCCAGGTTGTCAAATAAGCTTTCAACTCAGGAGATTGTTCAATCATTAACTTTGCCGCGTCCCAACAAATTGAAGCTTGTGTTTTATCAACTGCCGCCGAATAAACTTCAGCTCCGGCTTCTCCATCTAAAACCAACATAAAAAGTGCGATCCCTGCAGCAAATGTAGTTTTACCATTCTTTCGGGCTACTTCAACATCTGCATAAACAAACCGTCGGCGTCCGTCTTGTGTCTTCCAACCGAAAATACACCAAATAATAAAACACTGCCAATCCTCAAGCTCCAATTCTTTCCCGGCCCACTCGCCTTTATAATGGCGCAGTAATGTAAAAAAAGCAAGAGCCGTCTTTGCTGCCTTTTCGTCAAAATACAGCCCCATCTCAGTAGCATTTTCTAAGTCATTAAGTTGTCTTTGTACGGCCAATTTTTCCAATTCTCCGGCAACTCTTTCCCCCGACATCACCCTATCAATATAAGACAAGGCTTTTCTTTTATAGATTTCAGATTTTTTCATATATTATCTAGTAAATGTTTAAACGGATCTTTTTCTTCAGCAGGAGCTTGATTAATTTTTTGCCGGGATACCGGAGTAAAACCAAATTCCGCACCAATCCTGTTCACATCGTCAACCATCTGCTTGTACATCTTTGCCTCCGGCCGTGTAACATAGCCTATCAGTTGCCCGTCTCTATCGCGCTTCTCTCGTGCCGGTTCCCTCATACCTTCCATGCATGTAAATAAGACATCCAAACTATTTGCATATACTGCCAGATGTTCGATATCCAAATCGGTAAGGACACCTAACGAAATAAGCTGGTTGGCCTTTGTCTTAAAAATTTCCTTTGCCCTCTTTGTTGGTAACAACTTCAAACGGGATGTAGATAATATCCGTTTGATATCGGTAACTTTATCCGCATTGTCCACTGATCCGGACATTCTACAGGGCTGATCTGTCCCCCTCAATACTTTGACCGCATCCGGGGTCGCTTTTCTTCCTTTTGCCATATATTTTCCATTTAAGTAAAAAACTCCAATTTTGCACGTACGCGCGTTTACTTTGGGGCGTGGTCTTAGAGGCATTTCCCCCAGAGATTTGTACCCCCCTCCCCTTGCCCCTTCAAAGGCTTTTTGGACACCTAAAACCCGCATCACAAAAAGTAACCAATCATACAAGGTACTATGTAATACATAAAAGAATAAACTATTACATTACACACCCTGAGTATCTTTTTGCATTAGTTTTACATGTCATTTAAGGCTGTTCCCTGCTGTTTTTAGAATGCATCATCCAGAGCACGGACAGCAGGATTATCTAGCCTTAAATCATCATCAGCCGACTTTAAATAGATTTCCGTTGTCTCAACTCTCCGATGGCCTAACATTAATTGAACCTCCTTGATAGGAACCTTATTCATTATAGCTTGAACTGCAGCAGTGTGCCTGAGAGAATGAGCCGTCTTTTGTTTTGAATATATCCCGGCTTTCTTCATATAATTACTGACAATCTTACTTATTCCTTTTGATGTGAGCGGGTGTTCGCCTGTAGTACAATGAGTTAAGAACACAGACTCTATATCAGAGCTGGCACCTCTGTAACTCATGTAATCAATGACAGGCTGTAAAGCTTTGTTTGTTAGTCCTAGCCGTTCAGTTCTTTCATTGTCACCTTTACGCTGTATCAGAATGAAACATCTACTGTCAGACATATATACATCACAGACTCTTAACCTTGATGCTTCAATACATCTAATACCAGATCGGAGCATCAGATTTATTATCGCATAGTCACGCTTACCTGAAACAGTTTCAGTGCTGATAACACTATACAGTTTGTTAATCTCATCAACTGATAGATGAGCTTTCCTATATCCAATACGCTTATGTCTAAGCCTGATGCCGGCCGCTATATTCTCATGTTCTCCAATAGCCTCACAATAATCAAAGAACATTCTTACCACTGTAAGATAGGAGTCTATTGTATTTTCAGACTTTTCTTCACGTAACAGGGTCGATTTATACTCTATAATATCAGATCGCTTTAATTCTTTTATATTGCGACCTGTAATAACAACCCACTTAGAAAACTGTGTAAGTATTCTCAAATATAAAGCTCTGCTATTATCCCTGATATCGAGATTGCTCACAAAGTCTTTTGATAACTTACTGAATAACTGCTTCATACTTCATTTATTAATTATCCTATGATAAATATCCATTACCGGCCAGCGACCTTGCATTATCAGTCAGGGTCATACGATCATATCGATCAAAGCAGGCAGTCGACTTGTGGCCAGTACATTTTCTAATCTTACTGGTAGAAACATTATTGCGGATCATATTAGTTGCAAATGTTCTTCTGGCAGTATGGGAAGAGATCATTTCATATCGGTCAATCCTATTTTCCGGCATATATCTTTTATAGCCTTGTTAAAATACTGAATGCAGCGGGCTGCAGGTAGATTTCCAGCATATTTATTAAATATTTCCCGCACATAATCCGTGATTTGAGTCAAATCGGAATACCTCTTTTTCTCCAGTATGCTTTGATCTTTTCTTCTTGGTCTCGGATTTCTGCATGTAAACGGATGCTCTTAGCGCTTCCGGGAACTGTAATTGAAACTTGCTCTTTAAGCTTGTCTAACCGGTTTGCCATAATTTCTATTTTCGTCATTTGTATTGTTTTATTTGGTTGTTAATTTCTTATTTTTTTAATCTTAAATTAATTGTTTAATAAATCATACAGTTCTTTTGCTCTTGTATATGTATCAAAGCCTTTTATGCTAACATACTTACCGCCCCAAAAGCTTTCTCTGTATACTTGTACCCAATAAACTGTTATAGGGATACAGCCATTATAACCGCTGCCTTTAATTATCCTGTAACGTTTCATAACTTTTTAGTTATTCAGTTTATTCAAAAGCATATCTGCTAGCTCTTGCGTTTCCTGATCGGTTTCCTGTTCTTGTACCTCACAAATAAATCTCTTTATTGAGAATACATTACCAGGTAGGATAGTGCCTTCGATAATGTATGTCTTACCGCTTGGATCGGTCTCTTTTACAAACTGTGTTTTCATACTTCACTTACATTTATTTTAAAAACTAAGCCTAATAGGGTTCTTTCTCGTACCGGTTCCGAACTGCTCCGGACGGACCCCGTTTATCCGGAGCCAATATTTGAATTGTTTTAGGTCATTCATCGTCGAAATCCTCCTGATGCAAATTGTACCCTGCTAATATGGCCTTCTTCAACTCCTCCCGGATATCACAATTTGCTGATCCGGAAGAGATCATTCGGTCTGCAACTTCATAAGCTCGTTCTTCCAATGATTTTTCTTTAACCTTTGAGTATTGGATAGCCATACGAGTATTATATCGTTCCCCTTCATGATCGATCACCTGAGCTAATGCGACCTCGGCCGCATTTATTCGAATGGCTTCTTCAGACCATCTAAGCAGCATGAACTGAGTCAGTTTTAATAACTGTTCTCCACCTTCGTCTACAATATTCTTTAAGAACTTGCAAACAACTTGATCTTCTTCTTTTGTGAGTTTCATACCATCACTTATATTTAAAGTTTATCTATTATATTATCACCCATTTCCAGCCATTCATCGCTCATGCATATACCCAATCCGATGAAAGTTATTGCTAATAATAGCGTAGCGATAAGCCATAGCAGGAAGCAGATAAAGACACATACACATCTCATGATTTTTTAAATTAGATCCATTCTCTATTGTCCCAGCTAGGATCAGATAATCTTTGTTCACCCAACTCCATATCGGATAAGCGTTCCTCAAGAGAATCAATGTCCTTAATCAGTACATCACGCGGAGCAGCACCTTTAAACTTCCCTACGATACCAGCTTCTTCCAATTGGTTCACTATCCTTCCAGCGCGATTATATCCAATTCTGAATTTGCGCTGTATTAATGATGTGTTACACATTTGTCTTTGAACTACTAAAATTACAGCAGCTTGGAAATAGTTATCATATTCAGTCATTTCTTTGTACGGTTGCCTATACACCATAAGGTTCAATTATTTTTAGTTGTTAGTTAATTCTCGTTTCAGGAGAACATCACAATAAGTATCCGCTTCGATTTTCTGCGGTCTTATCGATTCAAGAGTAAAACCCGCATCGAAAAGTACTTGAAGGGTTTTTCTTAATATGAAATTACTTCTTATTTCGATGTATTCACCAGGCAGTGATAGACCTGATATCTCCTCTTTTTTCCAATACCTTACCCAAGTATGAGTACTATTATTGAGGATGTTGAAAATGATCTGTTCTATAATCATGGCTTTTTAGTATTGAATTAATAAACTCCTGTAATCGTACAGTCATGAAATAGGTGTTTATTCGTTCTTCCCCAGTGTTTTTCATACCATTTAAGCACCGGGGAGGAAGTCGGATAAACTTTATCAAATCTACACCAAAGGCAGAAGGGTAGTTTATAACCATACCCACGATGTATATCGTGTATGCGATGTACGCCCGTTACAAGTTGTATAAATCTATTTAGTTTCATATTTCACTCTTTGTTTAAGTAAATGTTTTGTTTGCTCATAAGCCTTTTTCATGGCTTCATCAGAGGCCTTCTCAATAACACGAAACAGGCTATCCGCTTCGTGAAATTGGGGAGTAAATCTATTGCCAGAACGCTCTGGGACTGATTGGATCGGCTCATGATTGCTCTCGGTCATATATATATTGTAGGTCTTACAACCGCAACACATAAGTAGCAGTATGATAAATGATATAGCCTTCATAATTTTTTAGTTTTGAGGGTTACAGCTTTTCAAATTCAGACTTTAGTTTAGATAGATTTTCTTTTATAGCTACTTTTATTGTATCTACAAGAACATCACTCAAAACCATTGGTATAGGAAGTTGTCTTCTGTACCAATCTTCATCAAGTTCGTCAAACTCAATGATTAGTTTTGGATTAGTACTCTTATATTCAGGCGGAAGTTTTTCTAATCCTTCTGATTCTCGCATATCATTTATAGACTCATTTGCATCATATTCAAAACAATACAAAGCTTTCTCGTGCTCTTCAATCAACTTATTTAGTCGATTAGCTTCATTTAGTCTTTCCTTTTCCATGACTCAGTTTTTTTTAATTGTTAATTAATAATTATCTCCTCCGTCTCCACCTTCACAGCTAATAAATACATTACAGCAGGCGTCTATGTTATCGTCTTGCCATTGATCGTTAATCCTTACACTTATGGTTCCATTGGCCATCAGGCAGATTCGACCCGGATTCATTTTGCTTAATCGCTCTAAGGCTCGGACATATCGTTCTTCATCTTCTGTGAGAGTAAAAAATTCATCTCTACGGTTCCAAACTTCTCGACATTTCATGATTTTTTTAATTTTGTAACTACCATTTAATAGTCAGATTAATACCTTTCAAACTAAAGCTTATTACACAATATCCTAGCTTTACCAAAGCTTCCTGAATACCAGTAATAAAGGATATCTCTTTACAGTCGGACTGATAGTTTGCGATAAAATGTCCCTGACTGGCTTCTTGATTGATTAATGAATAAATATTATCTAAATGCTGATTGATTAACTCTGAATTATCTATAGCTATCTTTCTTGCTTCTTCTGCTTTTAACATGTTCATATAATTGATATGTTTATTAAATATTATTGATTATATATGCTTTATCATTTAAGGTTCTAACCTCGCTTATGGTACCATCTTTTACAAGATGACTGAGTTCTATTTTCACACTTCTGAAAACCTCATTAATAAGCTCTATCTCCATCACATGATCTGGTGATATTTGTTTATTCCTTTTGGCTTCATGAATTTTCGATATAATTTCAAGTAATTCCATTTTGAATTAATATCAAATTACAGGTGAAGATACCAACCTTTAAACGACTTCTGGTATTAACCAGATTTGCGACCTTCTTATCACCACATACAGGAACAACATTAACTACGTTCCATGTATCATCAGGATTTAAATCAGCCCTTCCGTATTCTTTGATAAAGGCCTGACTTACACGAACAATACAACCCTTTCTTATTCTTTCGCACATAATGAATTATTATTAT